GGTCGTGTAGCAATTGCGTTATCCTATCATTGCCACTAGCAGATTTAGCAAAGTACTTTTGCCGGACCCGCCTGGGCCTACAATTTCAAGATAGCGTTGCAAATCGTACCGGCCTAACATCACGGCCAAAAAGAAGGCACGAATCAACTCAATGACTTGCCTATCATTACGGGTTGCTTCGTTTAACCACTTGTGAATTTTTGGACATTCCGCCCCCGGATTATACTCAAAGGGGAGTTGCCAAGTGAAGCAATTCGTTGGGTTATGACCATCGGTGAATTGACGGTTACTCAGGTTGAGAGTACCATTTTGGAAGGGGATTAAATTTGGACTCACCTCATTATCCCATGAGTCATAACTCATAGTGCCCATGAGGAGTTTAGTGACACCGGAGACGAAATTGAAACTGAAGTTCGTGAAGAAGTTTTCGTCTATAGCACGGCGGACGGCCTCGCGTATTTTCAAGTCCTTGACCGGTTCCCAAATACCTTCTTTGAACCGTCTCCATAGATTTGAACTGGAATCGTAAGCATACGTTCCACTGAATTGCGCGGCGAGTGACTTCATAATATCATTTTCGCCTGGTCTGGCTTGTTTGGTGGATTTAGCAGGCTTTCCTGCTGGACTACTTTTTGGATTTTTTGTTGACATGATACATACCTGATTGCGAAAAGTTATGGCAGTATCAAGCAGGCGAGAATATTTTTAGAAAAATCTGAAAAATCTATTGACAACTAGGATGGGTTGCTATATACTCTTTATTAGATTAAGTAGAATTGTTTTGGTCAAGATTTTAAAATTCTATCTTAGTCCTGCTTGATACTGCTACTTACTCCGATACCTTTAAGAATTTCCTAGGTTCTATTAGGGGTATCGGTATTTTTTTGACCTAAGATAATTATTGCACACTTCTGGAGTAAAGTCAATCTTAAATAAGTGGTTGATTTATAAAGTAAAAAGGCGACTTGGACAGTCTCCGTCTCAGTCACTTCCCCAGTTGTCACCTTCATAACAATCTCAAATCGGTTGCATGGGTTTCTATTGGGTCTGGGAACTGCGCATCGCGCAGAATTTGCCAGAGTTTGTCAGTATCTACAGGTCTGACATCGTCATACCAGTGCTGATACAATGGGTGACTTTTATCTATTCTCACGTCACCTATTGGTGTTCGCATACACGGAAAAGAAGATTTATATAAGGTCATGTCCCGAATGTGCCTTTTTGATAATAAAACAACCCTAACTTCCCTTTCATTCTAACAAACTCCACTTCCCGCGGATTTGTGAGTACCCAGTGGAATTGGTCTGCTATCGCCCATCTGGACGGGTGATTTTTGACGCAATCCACTAGGTCGACTATTCCTATCACCCCACCGAAGTTGGCATCGGGGTGGGAGGTTAGAAATTCTTTCTTTTCCTCTTTGCCGCCGTCAAAAGTCAGGGCGGCATGGATGTAAAGTGGACCTCTGTAAGTGGTTGTCCACATTCTGTTTTCTATGTCCTTCCCCGCCCGTATGATCAGGTGTGCATACGGTTGGCGAATGGACAGGATGGGGTATTGCCAGTTCAAATTAATTCACTTTCTCTGGTTAATCTCATTTTGAGAGGTGTCTTGCAGTGTGGACATTCCACCGTGCATTGTTTGGAATTTATCACACCGATTTTGTCGTCAAGTTGAGCCCCGATGGCCTCATCAATGTACTTATTTGTTAGGTCACACATGAATGTTATGGTCTGCATAACCAGTTCTCGTTCTCTGTTCGTTTGGAGTTGCAACGTTTGTAGGAACTCCTGCGACTCTTGTAGCATTTTTTGCTGATATGTCATAGTTTCACCGTTTATCCGCGTAATCAAAAATCATGGGTTCATCCCATTCTTCAAGGACTAGCCTCTCATAGTATAGCCACCGACCTCTCTTGTTAGTTCCTCTGCAAACACAATCAGCTACCTCTCTTCGTTCTAAGATACTCTTTTAGAGAGAGTATTGTCAGTGCGTTTGCAAGTTGATTTAAAATCTCCTTTTCACGGGATAGCCTGTGCTCTTGAGTAAGCACCCCTAATCTAAATATGGCGGCCTCACTTGACCCGCCTAGATGCTCTCTTAGGATATCAGATGCAAAATCTACTATATCCATGCTACGTCTCTTTGCACGAAAAGCCAAAGCGCCGTATAACTTAGGATAGACTTCTAATTCCATGTCAAATGGTTGTGCTAACTTAATAGTTACGCAACCTGCCATGTCCATTCCTATCATCTTCTCTGGGTTAAACATTTCTCTACCTTTATCTTATTGGTTTAGCTACTCCAACTCTTTTAGAGAGTTGGAGTAGTGTAGTTAGCTAACTAATACTCCTCCTCCTCATCCAATTCGTCTTCGTCTTCGTCTTCATCTTCGTCTTCGTCTTCATCTTCGTTTTCGTCTTCGTCTTCCTGATAACCAGTTGCTACCTTCCGTTTAACATCATTCCACGTCATAAACTGACCTCTTAAAGTTAAGTTGAAATTTATACCAAACGACCTAGAACAATGACTTACGCTCAGGTTTCGTTGGCAGTTGTAATTCATTAGGCAATTGCTTATATGCCATAAGCCGATGCCATTTATAGCCTTCATTGCAAGCTGACCCGACTTGCTTAAAGAAAAACAGAATATCCAAAGCCTGACACTCCTCCATTAAGTCAGTCGCCCACTCTACTTGCATTGGCCTTGCCTCTCGTTTTAAAGTCCTTTCGCCTCCACAGACAACCCAGTTGACCTTGCTTAACTCGTCCCTGTTAAATTGAATCCTATCTAACATCGGTTCAATGGATAGCCATCTATTCACTGCATTGCACTCATTTAATGAGTGCAGTTTCCAAACTTCCTCTTGATTGCAGACCGACACCCCGACCCATAAATTAGGTAAGGATACATCAAACTGCATAAGACCTTTAGGTCGTTTCGTGAGGACAAGAAACTGTTGCTGTGACCTGGATTTGACAAACTTTAATACCTCCTCCACTGCCCACTTCGCTTTTTCAAAAGTGAGAGTTTCCACTTTACCACATGACCTCTTTGAACAACTTCCTATGCTAATATCGCCTTCATATTTGATAAACACACCTTCATTAGCATTAGCAAATTCTAGCAATCCAAACATATCACCCATGTCGCCAATAAACACCACTCCTTTCTTAGGTACTTGCGGGTGTAAAATTGCCTCCTCTTTTACGCAAGGCCGGAATCCAATTCCGCTATAATGCACTGATGGATTATGCGAGAACCTTGTTTCAACTATACGCTTGGCATAACAGTTTTTGCAACCATCAGAAACTAAGTTTTCACTGCAACCCGTGATGGGATTCCAAGTGTGTTGGCAGTATTCGATTTTCGTTGCCATTACGTCACCATATTAAAAAGAGCCGGCGACCTAAACCGCCGGCTAAACCAACCACATACATAAGGAGAATTTCAACACTACCAAAGGTATACCAAAGTCTTTAAACTCGGCCTATTCGCTGGCAACAAACGATTGCAGATAGGCTATGAGGATAGCTTTGTTAGGGAGCTTCTGTCTACCCCGTACAAATTCTATAAGGGCGTCCACCGTAACCCACTGCATACCGTCACCATCATTGATATAGTTGATTTCTGGAAGCAACCTCTTAGTCACTTCCTCCGCGCTTATCTTTAGTGCGTTTTCAATACTACCGGCCGCTACACAAGGCATAGTGACTTCGCATACTTGCATGTTTTGCACTGGCAAAATCTTACTCATTGCAACAATAGTTGCATCCAATTGTTGTTTTGTCATTTTTGTCATTACTTTGACCTCATTTCAGTTTAGTTGCTTGTGAATTATACTTATATACTATCAAATCCCATGCCAAACAAAAAAATCAGTAAAATCATATTGTTATATATCAATCGATTTAATAAAAAAAACGTCTATACAAAAAAATGTATAGACGTTTATTAATTACTGTACTTTAGATGCAATAAGTGCGATATATTTATCAATCAGTGCATCATTCTTAGTAAAATCCGTACTGAAGACCGGCGTATGTATCCTTTGCACACTCGCCCCCTGTTTCAACAAAGCGTCGCCGACATTGACGAGCTTCTCCGCCGGGAAGTTACTACCACCGAATGTCACCGCGTCCTTTTGAGAGTCAAGGTGAAATGATAGCTTATTAGACTCCTCGAAGAGTGCCTTTCCTGCGTTACTACCAGTAGGCCCAAACATTCCTTTGGTTGCAAAAGTACCCACTGAATAAAAGAACATCCCGTACTTACGTCCAGTGGTGACAATCCCAGCGATAAGAGACCCTAACCGTTCCCGCGTCGCCTTCTCATTAAACAATGCGCCTACCTCCTCTAAGACGATAAACACGATTGGTTTAGCAGGCTTCCCGTCCTTCATTAGATGTTGATTTACACTGGTGATATGCTGACACTTATACTTTTTCAGTAAAGCGACACGATCCTTGAGTTCCTTATCAAGGTACTCCAACATCTTGACCGACTCAAGTTGAGAGTTTGCTATGTCCTGTACAAACTTCCCTTGCAACGGGCTATATTTCATAGCGGTGGCGCCGTTGACATCACTGATATAGTAAGCCACCGGAGTAGCTGACTTGATAGACCACAGCATCTGGTAAATCAACATAGAGTGCAATAAGCTACTTTTGCCACTCCCTTTCTTACCTACAATCAACAAATCCTGGAGTGCAAAAGCGCACTTTTGAACTGGCTTGCCTTCGGTATCAATCCCAAGTAACAAAGGGAACTTAATACCATCCTCCAATACCTTGATACGCCCCTGAACCAAGTCCTTAAATAAAACCACGCTTCTTAATTGCGGTGGCTTATTTACAGAATAGACATACTCGCCACCGGACGTATCAAAGGATACATCCGTCTTATTGACCTGCATCAGCCTAGCAAGTTCCTTTTCAGCCTCCTTCCAAGTCTTATCTTGACCAATAGATGCCGTAGCTGGCGTCATTGAGAATCGCCATGTAAAAGGGCCATCAGTGAGACGGAGGTTATCAAAGCCCAATCCTAGCGTAATCAATCCGTCCCGGATTTTATCCGTGGTGCTAATAGAGGTGACAGTAGCCAGTTTAGTATTAGCTGGTTTAGCTAGTGGTTTATCAACTGTTACTGCCTCCTCCTTATGCTTTAGGGGAGTCACTGGTTTAGGACTTGGACTTGGTTTTACTATATCCTGTAATACTGGTATTTCAACATCATCAAAAGCTATCCCAGTCGGGTGGTTGGCCTGCATATTGGGCGTTGGTGCGTGCGTGTTGACGTTGTTGATTACCTCCTCCTCCGCCACCGCCGTGGTTGTTGCCTTGATTGCCATTTGACCTTGACGGTGTTGAATGTATCCCTTGACTGCGCTCCTCACCTCCTCTACCTTGATGAGTAACGGACGGGAGGATAGTTTTTTTTTTACTACATTATCAACCTTGTGGACTATTGGCGCCATCCTTTTGCCATATAAGTCATAGTTGAATAAGTAATGACTAAGAATACATACAGCCAGTAAAGCTAAGAAGACCATGCCAATCAGAGTCATGTTGACGCCGAACCAGTCCACTGGGTAAATCCACACTTGACCTACCACATTCAACATATTCCCGTTCATATCCGTTGGAATATGAAGATGATTCTTGAGTATCATAATCACCTCATATCCAGATACAAAGAATTGGATAACGAAAGTGGTAATCCCGGCTTTTAAGAGAATAGATAGATTCTCCCCTAGTGTGAAAATCGCTTGCATGGCACCCATCCAAAATACCACGCTAAAAAGGAAAATGAATATGTGTAGGTAATACCTACCAAATAGCATTTCAAGAGTCATGTAAACTGGCATGGCCAGCGACCCAACGTCCCCTGGGGGAGCTGATAGCATAATGGCATTATGCAGAAAGTTCATACCAAAAAAGAACCAAAGTGAAAACCAAGTGACCAACGCGGCCGCAACCCACACAAAAATAGTTTCGCCATTTGTTTTCATACTCCACCTCCTCTAATAATAATGATGAACGTGCGTATGTCCCTTCCCCCGTCCGGCAACTCGCCTGTGACCAGCATTGGGTGGGTAGACAAAGTAACTCAGCAACACGATGCCCAGGCCCATGCTTGCTATCATAGTAGCTATGATAGCAAGCATGTGTTCCTCCACAGACCAAGTAGGTCTAAGATTCAGCGACTCCTCAATGAGGTAATCTAAGACGGCTTTACCTACAAGCCCGGCGGAGTTGACCACCTCTGCACTGTTAATTGAATACGAGTACCCAAAGTACCCATATCCGATGGTGGTTGGAATAGCACCGGCTTGTGAATAAATATTCCAAGCACCTAAGATAACAGCGATGGCCACTGCAAACATTGCAAACACGGCGACAACCAAAAAGCGCGTTCCTGCTTTTGAGTGTGAGAACATAATAATGAACGCGAGCGCGGTTAACATAGGGACGACATATCCGGCCCCGCCGAGTAACAAAACCAGTACCCTTAACAGGGGTTCAAAGTATCCTCCTAACATAGCGGCGTACACTGCAAAACTACCTACCAAAAAGACCGCGGTGGCTTGTGAAAAAAAATTTTTTTGCGATTCCAGTATCATAATACCTCTTAAAACTCGTTTAGAAACAGCTAGTTGAATGACGTTGAGAAAATTTGCGAAAATTTTTCGCAACCTTTCGCAGGTTGACAAAAGTTTTCACTATCTGCTATTATTTTACACAAGTTGAGAAAAGTTTTCTCAACCTGCTAAAATTATTGCATACGAAATTTTTAAAGTCAAGAAACGACACAAAAAAGAGGAAAAACATAATGACAGACAAGCTGAAAGGAATACAAAATGAAAGCGTATCAATCCCATTTATTCAAAATGGGTTGCGTAACCAGAATACTATTTTCGTAGGTTGCGACCCAGGTAATGGTGTCACCAAGGTCGTCCTCATGACACTGGGTAGCAACAATCGCTATCGTATTACTCACGTAAGCATACCTTCATTGGTATCAATGGGTGCGTTATCCGAAGCTGACTTTATTACCAATGAACAGCTCCTTGATAGTTTAATAGAGATAGTGGACTCTAACAACCAGTCCTATATCGTTGCGCAGGACTTATCGGTAAGCGGGCTTGATATGACTTCCCTACCGACGGGTTCATTGTTCTATCAATCTAGTCCGGCTCGCGGCGCCCTGGTTCAAGCAGGTATCATCAAGGCACTGAAAGAGTTAGGCGACCCGAATGCAAGTGGTAAAGAGTACACTGCGTTTCTAGGTTGCACGATGATGGCTGGTCTGTATTGGGAAGGGAACGGATTAACTAAGAATAACGGAAAGATTGCGGAGGTTGCGTCGTCTTTAGGTGCCTCTTATCGTGCGGCCCCAACTGGTTATCCAATAGTCCGTTACCGTCGCGCCGAAGTCTTCGCAGAAACACTAGCGGCGGCATTATCGGTGTTGCTAGATTGCAACGGGGACAGAATAGGTGAGTATGAGAATGGCAGTACATTAGCATTCATAGACGTAGGTCATACTGACACAGTGTTATTAACCGTCAAGGTAATGAATGGTCTCCCCAAAATCCTAAGTCGGCGAACGGTGGATATAGGCATGGATAAACTGGTTATCCGTCCAATAGCCAACAAGCTATCGCATATTACTAACAGCGGGGTAGAAGGTGGGTTGCATCTACTTTACAATACAATCTATCGTCACCGCGGTAAGAAGATAGACCTGACTCCACTGAAAAAAGACGCCGTGATTGGGTTAAACGCCCAAGTGCTAGGTTACTTGAATAAGGTGGTAGGAAGGGGGGATAACCACGAGGCCACCTACCTAGTCGGCGGCTTCCCACAAATAGCGACTGAGTTATTCGGTCCCAGCTTCTTTAAAGAGAGTGGCTGGGATGGGATATACAACCTCACCATCCCTGAGAATCCGTCCTACGTGAATGCCCAGGGTGCATTAAATGCCATGATGGCGAGACTAAGAGAAACAGAAACCAAGGTAGCCAGATAATGAAGAAGACCGCGAAACCCACACCCAAACGCAAAGGAGGTGCGAAAGTGAGACGAGTCACGATTACGTTTTACACGGAGAAGAAGCCGCGTGACCAGTTGATATGCCACTTCTTAGACAAGCAAGGTGTATCAACAAGTGAGGCATTGCATAGTACGTTACTAGAATGCGCACTGCAAAACGCCCGCGACATAGCAAAAGAAGTATACGGCTTGCCAGAGAGTCGTATCAAGCACCTAACGCCAGTGGAATTGCTTACCATCATCAAAGGCGAGTGGTACGAAAATAAACCGGCATCTAGGGTGGTAAAAGAGACGACTCACTTACCACAAAATATGCCACTAACAGACAGAGGACAACGCAATGAAGAAGATGAAGATAGCGGTAGCTACGGTATTGATGATTTATAACGTTGCAGAGGCGGGTGACTGGGTAATTTGCCAAACACCCACTGGAGGGACGACGTTTTGTAGAGGGAACACTCCTCCCCCTGCGCAAGCACTCTCTACAGTTCCAGCTACACAAGCGGTGTTGCCACAAACTCCAGCGCCGCAGATGGTGACAGGAACTATCATAGGAGGAACTGACCAACAACCAGATTGGTGCCGTAATGGCAAACCACAGAATCCAACTGAGACTGTGATATGTAGTACGCAAACCTTATGGGCATGGGATAAGGCGTATAACACGGTGTGGAGGAATACACCTAAAAGCGCGAGACCTGATGGCATGGTGGCGCTAAGAGACCGAAACCAATATACTCAGCCTGGCCAGATTATCGCGTGGTATCAATCTGCACTCAGCCAGCTAAACACTGGCCAAGTAGCACAAGCGGCTGAGTCAAGTGGAGGAGGCAGTGCGATTAAATGGTGCGACAAATCTAACCTCAATGAGGCGGAACGCAATCTCTGCAAACTAGCGGAGTCAGTGCCGGCATTGGCCTCTTATGAAGAGCAGATAAATAATGCTTACAAGGCATACAAAAACAAAAACGCTTCTCGTTGGGCACAAGAGAAGCAAAAGCAAAGGACGTGGTTAGAACAAAGGAATACGTTCCTACTCAGTATAGGTCAGGCCGACCCACAAGTAGCGGCGACTCAACTCATACAGTTATATCAGAAAAGAATAGCTGAATTGCAACCGCAACCATAAACAGACACATAAACAGACAAGAGCTAGATAAAAAGAGGAGTATGATATGAATCAAACAACGAGCTTACTATTGATTATCATACTCCTCCTTTTATCGTTGCTAGTGGATATAAATACTGATAGCACGAATAGCGTCAAAGCTAATATTTCATACAATAGCGTCAAAGCTAATATTTCATACAATAGCGTCAAAGCTAATATTTCATATACTGATAGATTTATCAGTGGGGTTGGATACATAGGGTCGGGTAACATGAAAACGTTACTCAGTAAATATGAAGGCTATCGCAACTGCAAATATAGTGACACGAAAGGTATAGCAACGATTGGCATAGGTTGGAATTTAGAATCAAACTCCGGGACGACTGGGCGACTGATAGGAATTAACTGGCCTAATTGCATAAATGATGGTCAGGTCAATACGCTGTATGAATACAGTGTGAAGCGGGCGACAGAAGAACTCTACGATTACCTACCATGGGCGAGACAGCTACCCAATGGAGTCCGTGACGTATTAGTGAGAATGTCTTTTAATATGGGGATAGGTAATTCAAGCCGCGGTTTACTGAGTTTTAAGAATACCTTAGAGTTGCTAAAGAGAGGTGACTATCAAGGAGCGGCGAATGGGTTTAGAAATTCACAATGGTGTCGTGATGTGAAGACCACACGATGCAATGAGGAAACAGCCAGAATAGCAAGGGGTGAATAACATGAATGAAGAAACGAGAGTAACAGAGATGAAAGATGGGCAGCATATTCATGTGCATATACACATGAATGGTAGTCAAGGTCAAAATGAGATGCCGACCAGCGAGGCACTTAAAGGAGGTAGCAATAGCATTAACGTATTTCTTGCTATTGTAATTATCGGACTAGGCTTCGTTGTTGCAAATAAATACGGGTTGCTAGTTTCCCTAGCTATACCAGATAGCATTGCCAACTTCCACCTAAACAACCTAAGTCCTTTCCCAAAGGCCGCGATGACTTTGCCAACGATGCAACCAGTGACAATGCGTTGCGTTGCATTAAATATAGGAATAGATATGAATGGCCAACCTGTCCCCGCTTCAGATGCAAACATTGATTCAATACCTAAAAAGGTATGTTATAGCGGTTGCAGATATGAGATGATACCGAGTCAGGCATGGGTAGGATTAGAAAATGGGATGATGAGCTATGTTGGGAAGTTTAAGCCAATAGGCGAGACATGCAATGATGGCGGGATGCAAAATGACGGGATGCAGAAGACCTTTTTAGCACTGGTACCACTTTATATGCTAAAAGATTATCTATCGAGAGGTCAGTCAGGTGACGGTAAAAGTGACAAAGCAGAGGACGATAAAACAGCCATCCTACCTAGCTTTCAAGTGCCCTTCATAGACCAAAAAATACAAGAAGCCAAAGAAAAAATAGGCGCATGGATATGGCAATTTAGTCGTTTGATAATTCTAGTGATGGCCGTGTTTATCTTCTTAATTGGACTGCTATCTAACAGGTTAAGTAGATACCTATTAATTCTAGGGAGTCTATCCGTTGCATGGTATGTCTATTGAATGATTAAAAACCACTGTATTAAGCATGTATTAAGCAGGTAAAATACAGTGGTTTTCTTTACAAAAAATTTTTTTTCATAAACTCTTGACAAACTATAAAAAGTATATTACGCTATAAGTAGTGTACATTATATTTTAAGATATATCAGAAAATGAACGTTCAGCAATTGGTGCCTGAACTGTTTGAGTGGATAGAGGTATTTAGGTCTGGCAGTCAAGTTGATAGCCATGGTAATGAGAGGATTTGGACTGACTCTGATTTAACCGAGATGGTTCAAAACTTTCAACCTAACACATTTACTGTTCCTGTAGTCTTAGGTCACCAAAATTCAGATAGCTCCCCCGCCTACGGATGGGTCTCAAGCCTTAAAAAAGAAGGCGACAGACTCTATGCAAAATTAGCAAATGTTTTAGAAACGTTTGCAATCAGTTTCAAAAATAAACAATACCCAAACCGGTCGGTACGAATAGATATAACTGACCGCGGCCTTGAACTTGGTCACCTTGCCTTTCTAGGCGCCACCCCCCCTGCTATAGATTTACAGCCTGCTGTCCAATTTAAGCGGTATCTCAAATCCTTTGAGTATCCAATACCGCTATCACCCGAAGTTAATCAACCTAACCCAATTGAATTTACATCCTTAATTACAGGAGGTTTAACTATGGCCCTACCTAATATGCCACCCAAAGAAACTGGAACTGGTGACTCTAAAGAAGCTACTCAGGCACAGAATGCCCAGACGGATAGTAGTAAGAAAACGTCGCCCGATTCCACATCAAAAACAGAGATGGAATCAACTGACTCGGTTGCTTTTGAGCTAGCCATTGAGACCCCGGCGCCTGCCATGCCACCAGCCATGCAACCAGCCGCTCCCCCCGCACAACCCAAACCTACGGCACCACCGCCCGGCATGGTGATTATGAGTGAACACGAAAGACAACTCCTCTTAAACCAAGGTGTTGCCTCCGCCGCTGAAGCCATGCTATCAAGTGCGCAACTTTACGTCAGCCAGTTGCAAGCCGCCGGTAAAGTCACCCCTGCATTGCTAGACGGGATAGCTGACTTCATTTGCTTCTTAGAACGTCTTGACAGTCCTAATCCGATTTTTGCTTATGCCGCGGCGGTTAATCCAAAGTCAGCACCCAAGCAATTAACTTACATAGACAGCCAAGGTCACTCTACTCAAGTACGCCCGGTGGATTACTTCAAAGCCTTATTGCAGAAGCTACCTACCCAAGTGGACCTGGGTAAGCGTCACGAGTTTGCCGCTATGCCGGTATCAGACCCAGCAGCGGAATTTGAAAATGTAGTCAATGGAATCACCCGCGGTTTTAGGATTCCAAAACCTGCTAACACTCCACCCCTAACTCAATATAGATAGAGGAGTCACCTATGAGCTTATACACACGAGTTGACTTAGCAGTAGATAATCTGCTTGACGTAGCTTATCCGATACATACTGAGTCAGCTACCATCACCACTGGTACCTTATCTGCTGGCGCCGTTTTAGGACGGATTGCTACGGCAGTGGGTACTCCAAGTTACGGCGCCGATAACACTGGCAACGGTACGATAGGCACCATTAGTTTAGGTGCCCAAGTCATTGGTGGGGTTTATCAACTTTCTTGCAACACCGTCGCTACTTCCGGGAGTACCGCTAAATTCACACTCACTGACCCACTAGGTAGTGTGATTAGTACCACCGTAGGGACGGGTTCGCAAACTACCACGACCCACTTAGTTTTCACGATAACAGCCGGGGGAACGGCCTTTGCCATTGATGACGTAATCTTAGTTCCCGTGTTAGGTTCAAATTACAAACTCTCGGCGACGGCGGCGGTGGACGGGTCGGCAACCCCGGTGGCTGTCTTGCTACAGGATACCGACGCCAGTTCCGCGGAACAAACGGCGCCGATTCTATTAGCAGGTCGGGTCAATACGCGGGCACTGAGTTATGGCACTGGACACAGTGCCGGCACCGTCAAGTGGCCGTTGCGTACTGTAGGTATTCACTCCGTGGCATTCCACTCTAACTAAAGGAAACTGATATGACAATCAATGATTTGTTATTGAATCCGGTGACGTTGCTACAGGCTGTGAAAACTGTTCCACCCCTGTCAACGTTTCTCCGTGACTTTCTGTTTAAAGAAACGCAACAATCCTCTACCGTTCAAATCGCAATAGATGAGATAGTTGGCAACCGTCGACTAGCCCCTTTTGTTGCTTCTAATGCAGTGGCACCCAATGTTGAACGCACGGCATTTAGCAGTAAGATTTATCGCCCCCCTTTGGTCAAGGCGAAAAAGAATCTACAGGCTCTTGATGCGCTTAACCGCCTTCCAGGTGAGCTTCCATTTACCACGGGTGCGGCGTTTGATAGTCAGGAACGCGCTATGGAATTGCTAGGCTGGGAATTGCAAGAATTGAGTAACCGTATCGGTCGCCGTGAAGAATGGATGATTAGTCAATTGCTTGATACTGGTTCTATCGCTGTTTCTGGCGACGGAATCAATGAAACGATAGACTATGAAATGCCAGCGGGTCACAAGGTCACATTGACCGGTAATGACCTATTTAGCAGTTCTAACTGCGACCCGATTGCATTATTTACGGAATGGCAACGTCTTATCCAAAAAGATGGCAAACTAGGTCCTGCTGACTTCGCAATCATGGGTAGAGATGTGCGTGACGCCTTCTTATCACACCCAAAAATCTCACCTAACGCCACCTCTGTACTAAACACACTACGGGTTGATTTAGGTGTGATTAATCCTAACGCACTTCCCAACGGTGCCGAGTTTTTGGGTACGCTAAAGGGACTGGGTGGACTCAATCTGTATGCTTACAATGAGTATTACGAAGATGATAATGGGGTCGTCCAGGACATGATGCCGGCGGATAAGATTTATATTGGTTTTAGCCGTGCCCGCAACATCTTTGCTTATGGCGCCATCCAAGACCTCCAAAGCCCGACGGTGGCAAATAACATGTCACGGATGCCAAAGGGTATCCCGACACTCCCTCGTAATAACACTTATGCCATGTCTCGTTTCCCTAAGACGTGGTTTACTGAGGAGCCGTCAGCGCAAATTCTGATGATGCAATCGGCACCATTACCCATTATGGTACAACCCAATTGCTTCATGAGTATCAAGGCCGTCTAACCGTCTAAGTGGTTATTATCATGTACACGTCACCTCTGGCAATGATGCAACAATTTGGAGTCCAACGACTCACTAAGTACGCCTCTCCGATAGACGCGGTGGTAATCAAAGTCGTCCCGGCGGCGGTACTACGGGCTGCTATTGTTGGAGGTGATATGTCTCCTTATTCCGATGAACAAGTGGAGTTAGCTAATGCCGCCTTAGTTCGCATTCAGGAAAATATAACAGCGGCGGAGAGTGTCGTAAATGCTTACTTAATCCGCCGCTATCAAGTTCCTCTTAGTATATCTCTCTTGACTGCGAATCAAGAATTACTCAGTCGGCATACTAATTCAATTGCACGCTATCTACTCGCGGCCCATAAGCCAAGTGTAGCTATCAAGTCGGCTTATGATACTGCAATTAGCTGGTTAGATGATATAACCAGTGGAACTCGCGGGGGACTCAGTTTAGGTGAGGGCGACATAGATGCAAGTGTCACTTACCCAACCTTAACTCCCCCATTCTCGGTTAAACAAAGTGCAAGCAAGGTACCTTGGCAATGTTACAAGCGAATTTAGATACTAGAAGAGTCGTGAAGCAACTGAATAATCTCGGTGTACAAGTCAATGACCTCAGTTATCCGTTTAAAGAGATAGGCGAGTACATGATGACTGAAATAGCCATGCGTTTTGAACGTGGTGTTGACCAAGATGGTAAACCTTGGATACCATCTAAACGTGCGAAGCGAGACGGCGGGAAGACATTAGTAGATAAGGCCATTCTAAGACAATCCATAGCTTACAAAGTCAGTGATGATAGCGTTGAGATAGGCGTTGGCAAGTTCCCCACTTACGCACGTATTCACCAAATGGGTGGTAAAACTGGACGAGGCCACCGAGTGACTTTACCACCCAGACCTTATTTAGGAATCAATGAAAGTGATAAGGAGGAGGCACAACGTATCATTACTCACTTCTTAGAAACAGCAATAATGAGGAGGTAACAAAATGGCAATCATTACAGATTACATGAAGGATAGGTTAATAAAACACCTCTTAGGCCGTGAGACTTTACCACCTATCACTGAGGTTAAATTAGCACTTTATACTAAAGCTGACGGATTACAAACGGATAACCCGACGGGGGAGGTAACCGATGTGAATTATGAACGTCATTTAGTCACCTTTAATGAGTTTGGTGTAAGTGACCCATTCCACTTTAACGGCTTTGCAACTGAGGTGACTATCACACACCAAGCGTTGGTAGGTCAAGTAGAAGGGGAGGATAGAATCTTAATAGCTATACCTTTCGCAACGCCAGTTACACCTTTGATAGGTCAGCCGTTGTGGTATGAAACAGGTAAAGTGACAATGGAACTTACTACAATCTAAAATCTAAGAGGAACTTATTATGGCTGGCATCTTTACAACTTACGCGGCTGACAAAATCAGAAAACTGATAACTGGAAACGAGGCGTTCCTTTTGCCTAATAATTTAGCAGTCGCCATATACACTGGCACTGATGGTATTAAGGACAATACGCCGACTCAAGAGGCAAGCTATAGTGGGTATGAACGGGCATCCATTATCTTTAATTCTAGTGGAGTAAGCTCGCCTATTTCATTCATAGGCCCGCCGACCGAGGTAGTGATTACTCATGTAGGAATTATTGATGTGGCGGAGGATAAGATTTTATGGGCGGCACCGTTATCAGAACCGGCGACCTTGACACCCGGTAAACCTCTGTTTTTTGACAGCGGTGACATATCTGCCGTCATAGATACGATATAGGTGTTCAAATGATAACTGTGATAGCTTCTGCAAGTAGCACTGGTTTAGCACAAACCTCTCCTATTTTAGCAAGCGTGGCAATTGATATTGCAAGTAGTCAGGGACTGGTGAGTCCTCATGTTATAACCAGTCATTCAGTGACTCAGTTTTCAGAATCATCTGCATCAGTGACTCCTTTTGAATTAATCAGTCAAGATTTCATAAGTGCAATTCAGTTATCAAGTGATTTTTCTGGTCAAATAAATACCAGCGAGAGCTTTGCTAGTGAGGTGATTTTAACTCTTAAAGCCCCTCCTACTCTCTCCTCGACTGCCAGGCGGAATATCGTCTTAAAGTTAAGAGAAGACCTTTATGGTGAGATTCGTATTGACGATTTGACCAGTGAAGTGACTCAGGTAGAGGGGACGACAGATTTTAGAGGAGTCTTAACAGAGGACCAGGTATCAAGTACACCGTCAGTATTTGTGATGAGGTTGCGTACTCAAGCATCTGCTAATTCAAATCTAGGTTATGACGTAAGACAACAGGTGGAGGATTACTTTGGTATTCTCCTTGTTGCTGACAATATCACAGACGAGTATGGTGTCAACTCAATGGATGTAATTTGGGCAATGCACTCTAAAATCATTGATTCATTACTGGGGTGGCAACTCCCAGCAACTGAATTTGATAGACCTACCATGCCGTTGGCCTACCGGGGTGGAGTGGCATACGGATTAGAGTTGGATTCATACCATTGGCTAGACCAATTCTCCTGCACATCACAAATTTGCAGTTATCGGAATCGGACTCAGCCTGCTACATTTTAAACTTAGAGGTACATAATTATGGCATTTCAATCTTGTGGACTCATGTCCAAAAAAATCGGTGCGTTAATCGGCGAGGAAGTTACTTACGGAGTTGACCCGCTATCATATACGGTCATTCCAGTGAATAGTGGTGCGGACTTCAAAATGGAAAATGACATGCAGGAACGCACCATGGTAATGCCGAACTTCTCACCTGTTGGCAAACTCAGTGGGTCAATGTCAGCTACGTCAACTATTCCAGTGGAGTTCTTAGGCGGCGGCGTTGATGAAGACCAAAAAGTTCAAGCGCCTTTCTATGATACCTTGATGCAAGCGAGTGGATTGGTGAAGCAAACTATCTACTTGCTGAATTGCACGGGTAGTACCGGGACGTGGTCAACCACTGAGACGATAACACAAGCGGCCACCAAGGCAATTCATTTGGGAACAGCTAACCTATCAAGCGGGCACGATTGGAGTGGTACATCTCAAAAATTCTCAATCAACGTCAATGACGGCGGATTGACCGAGGTAACTCTTGACAGTGCCTGCACAAATGTCAGTGAGGTCGTGACTGAAATTAATTCACAGTTAAGTACCGCGGGCGTGACTGGGGCCGAAGCCTATGCAAGTACCAATTACGTTGGCATTCGTACCACAACTGTCGGAGCCGATAAGACTATCGTCCTGGCCACCGGGAGTCCTAATGCACTCACTACACTAGGCTGGACGGCTGGAACTTATACAGGCACCGCGGCGGTCACCGGGAGTTTGTTAGATGCTAGGAGTACGGGTGGAGGCGTAGCTACCTTGACGGTAATAACGTCGGGTGATTTTGGGATAGGCACTGTTACCGGGGCCGGCGGAGGTTCGGCAACGGTTGCAATTGCAACGGACGGAATTGCTTATACGCCTACCAGTGTATGTGCAAATATGAAATCATTGACACTGCATTTCATTCGTGATATGATGAAACATATATCCACTGGAATGCGGGCCGACCCGACTTTCACCTTTGAAGTGGGTAAGCTGGCCACCGCTTCTTTTGCACTCACGGGCTTATATACTGACCCTACTGACACGTCTCCTCCGGCGGCTACGGTGCCTAGTGTTTTACCGTTCCCATTGATGGGTGCAACGATTGTCATTGGTGACCTGTCGCCCACGCTAATGGCTTGCAGTAAGTTAGAACTCAAGCTAGGCAATACGATAACCAAGCACATGGACTTATCTGATAGTAACGGTATGTCCAGTGTCGGTATCACGGGCCGCAAGCCAACGGGTTCTATTGACCCACTGGCGCCCTCCTCCTTAACTGACTTCAATCCGATTGCTATTGCAAAGGCTGGCACCAAACTAAGGATAGAGGCATTATTTGGCAGTACCCATGGCAACCGTTTCAAAGTGGTGATTCCGTATGCCCAATTGGATATGCCAGAACTGGGTGACCGGGAGGAACTGGTTGTCTATAATCTCAACTTTACTTGCACTGGCAATAAAGGCGACGACGAGTTTTATATCGCTTTCGTATAACAATTTACCCATAGCCAGTTGCATTGCTTAACATCGTAATTGCACTGGCTATATTCAATTTCTTTTACAAGCCCAATGATGGGCGAGGTCAATTTATGGCATTAACGTTAAGTAGTGTAACGAATCAAAAAAGCGTCCCTGTCTTCATAGGTGACGGAGAGCGTGACAAGGTATTGTTAGGAATTAAATTCCTACTCATGGATGACGAACGGTGGGGGAAGATGATTGGGGAACTCATTGATGAAGATAACCCATCTGGTGACGCGGCTAATGAAGGTGGCGAAGAGAAGCGGCCCAAACGGAAGTTTATTGAATCCTTACGGGTGAATAAAAAAGCCGTGTTCAAGGTATGTAAGGAAGTGGTTATCTTGAGTGAGTCGGGTCTTCAATTGAACCTTGAAGTGGCCGACGTAGATAGTGACGGTAATCCACAGTATGACGAATTTGGTGAGGCAATCACCCGCATGGTAACAGCCGATTTGAAGAAAGGTGATAAGCTGGAAGGTGAAGCACTGGCCGCCTTCTTTAGTTTTGTGGCAACGGTTCAACAAGTAGTGGATTACTACTCGAAGCACGTAGTGAATGTCCACCAGCGTGACAAAAAAAAGTAACCCAATACCGTAACCTCTTTGAGGAGGATAATCTTATTGAGGTTGCAAACTACTGGGCGAGTGGTCAAAGTAGTAAGGATAAACCAATGGAGGAGGTTGAATCTGAAATTAACCTCCTCGTTGACCCAGAGACCGCGGCCAAGCTAGTCGAACAGTTGAAACGCGATGCAACCCCGGACGAGTGTCATATCCTCCCTAAAAATTGGGAAACGTTTCTTTTTTGGCAACGTATATCCAGTCACTGGTTATACGGTGCCATGGGTGGTATCTTAGGTTTAGACTGGGGGACTGTGTATGCAAAGGTGAGCCTTTATCACCAGTCCCCACCAGAGGAACTGAAAGAGCGTTACGGTTTTGAAAGAGTCACTTTGATGATGATTGAGGGTGTGGAGGCTATGGAACGTGAGGCAAGGCGGGTGCTAAATGAAGACAATAAGTAGAGAATTACAGAGCATGGTTAACGTTTGTATGCAGTACAAACTGAGTATATTTCTTGAACGTGTTGATATGAATTGCTTCCCTAAGTCGCTTCACCCACTGATAGGAATCATAGGACTAGACATGATGTTGCAGATATGCCTGCTTACTGATAAACTACGGATACCCAAAAAGGAGACCACTTTAAGGCGTAACTTACGTGGCAATCCTATCTATACGATTCTTTTATCTCTCCCCTCTAGTAAGCTGACCTCTTTACTGAAAGAGTATAGAGGATGCCGTTTAGATATACCGAAATTTTCCACCTTGTGGAATCGTGTATTAAAAGGAGAATAGAATGGACATAATCATAGAACTGATAAAAGAGAATCATGACCACATTACGAATTTAGTGGTTGCATATACGTTAGGATTACTTGGTGCTATTGTGAATTATCTAAGAATGCGGGATTTTAAGAATGGTTTTCAAATTGGCCGTATCTTTTTATCAGTGAGCTTTGTATCGCCTACAATATATATTCTGTCTGCAGGTTTTGTAGATACCAAATTGCAAATTGGATTGACGATTTTATCCGGGGCATTCCATGAGGAGGCACTTGGATTACTAAGGTCGCGATTTGAAAGTATGAAGAGTAGTATAGAAATGAAGAATGGCAGTGGTCTTATTAGGAAGGACGAATCTCAAGATAAGCCTAAACAAGGGGAGGAGACTCAATGAGTAAAGCAAATGTGAATTGGCAGACCGTTGGATTTCTGTCGGTTATCTCAGTCCTCTTATTCAGTCTTCCTACCGGGGTAGGCAATGCTATCCTATTTGCGGCAACCAGTGCATTTGGATATTTTACACTAGGTAGAATGAATCGTAAGAAGTGGGATAACCCAGCGATTACGAAACAGGAACGCGGTAGGGGAGTGGTACTTATCACTTTCTATACCTTAATGTACACTCTTCTGGAAATAAGCTGGGTGATACAGAAGAATGGTGAATTGATAGGTAGCACCATAAATATAACGTGGGCATTACTAGAAGGTATTCAGGGAATCATACTGATGTATTTGCTGTTTCAAGTGAACCTAGAGTTGAACTACTATGGGAACACGGATTACAGTGACGAGGGGTTCTTAACCAAGGTATTGAAAGGACGTTTTTACAAACAAAGCAATTGGCCTCAAAAACCTAAGTCACGTAATAAAAACAATTCTACTAATAGATAACAGAAGACAGAGGACAGACGATGGAAGTGATTAAATACTACCTAATGGTTATATGGGTGTGGTTAAAAGGGTTGCTGAATGTGCAAAACGATAGTGACCTGCTGTGGCTACTCATTAACAAACTGATTACCCCAGATGTGCAAGCTCTCTTGACTGAGTTGATAAAGGAGGCATCCAGAATAGACATGAGTCCTATGGAAAAGAAACGCTACGTTATGCAGAGGTTAGACACTTTGCAGTCTCAGTTGCAGACCAATATCTACCTTATGAGGGGGGAGACTTTAAGCATGGCCGTGAATATTATGGTTGAATATTTGCAGTTACATGGGGAGTTAAAACATCATACCAAGGTGGAGGTTAAGGAGGTTAAAAATGAGATTTAAAAACAGGCCACGACCTTATGCTGATATAATGGAGGCGTATCAATTCAGTGCTCCTCTCCCTTCTGAATTGCAGATGCAACAGGCCATATTGAATTGGCAAAAGCAAACTCAAGGTGGAGGAGAGGTGAATGGAGGTGAGGCGATTGGTATGCAAGTCACCCGAATTGAGAATGACCCTGACTTCATATATGCGCTCCCTTACGTCCTTAACCCCGACCCGGTTTTAGCAAAGCTAGGCTATTCACAGACGATTCCCGTCTATGAGTGGTTAGCAGAGGATGCACATATCGCTGGTATCATTCAAAGAATGTATGCCGGGTTAGTCAGGTTTGAAGCGCATGTGCAACCGGGTGGCTTGCGTAAAGTAGATAAACTGGCCGCGGCTTTGTGCGAAAAGATTTTAGATAGACCACCTTCTCCTAACTTCGGGTGGAATGAGTTATATTTTAAGATGTATGAGGCCGTGTTATATGGCTTTGACCTAAAAGAAATCGTATGGGATTATTCAGGCAAGTATCTTATACCAGTGGAGTTGATTGATGTACCACGCCGGCGGGTCCTATTCACGCCCTATGGATTGCCATTGATTCGCACCCGCGGGAACTTTTTAGGTGAGGCTCTTAATCCTAATAATTACCTCCTCACTCGTCACCGACACACAGTGGATAATCCTTATGGATTTGCCGCGCTATCATCTTGTTATTGGCTAGTGAATTTCAAGAGGATGGTAATGGAGTACTATGTAAAGTTTATAGAGAGGCATGGTAGTCCGTGGGCCATTGGGAAGTATCCTCCTGGCACTGATGCCGCGAGTATTGATACCATTCTAAACCAGTTGGCTAGTATGCTTGATTCCGCTTGCGCGGCGGTACCGGATAACGTTGCAGTGGAATTTATGGAAGCGAAGTCGTCTGGTGAAAAGATGATTCATAGTGGCTTCATAGATGTGGTGAATAGTGAGTTATCTAAAGCGATTCTCTCCTCCACGTTAGGAGTTGAGATTACTGACCAAGGTTCAAGAGCGGCGGCGGCGACTCATTTAGAATCCGAAGCAATGGTGACAGAGGCACATCGTAAGCTGGTCGCGGCTAGTATGAATAAACTGTTTAGGCTGGTGACGGATTTCAACTTTGGGGAGAAGGTGAGGTCTCCTTATTTTGAGTTTTATGAGGAGAGTGAAGCTAAGAAGGTAGTGGCAGAGAGTTTTGATATTATTCGTAAGTACCTCCCTATATCGTTACAGTTCGCCAGTGACCGATTGCAAGTTGAGTTGGCATCCGCAGGGGAGACAATCCTACCTGGGTATGAAGGCGAGTGGGGTGATAAACCAGAAACACCCAAGCCTAGCACCGTGATAGAGGAGGTAGCAGGTGTGGAGAGTAAAGATGAGGTGGCTGGTGACACAAAACTTGATACCGAGACTGAGTTACCAGACGCCGAGGCACAAGTGGAAGATGGTTTAGCATTGCCCACCGACCTTGAACATCGTGACACGGTTGCCTTCTCATCCCCTCCTCCGGTTTGTGATTGTGACGAGTGTCATGGTGACTGTCATTATGATTACAGAGCCGGGACGAGGTGGGTAGATACACTATCCACTGAACCAGTGGATATAGTGAAGTTACGGTCGGCTAAGGTTTATAGTCAGTTCCTAAATAAGGACTTTCATAGAATGACTGAGATAGTTGAAAACGCATCCTCATTAGAGGAGTTACAACGTGAGTTGTTTAACTTCTATAATGAACCGCGTCAAGAGGCAACGCAAAACCTAGCACAGGCAATGACGTTAGCTTGGTTACTAGGTTATGAAGCGGAACTCAAGCAAGCTACTTCTTAACGATAAAGGAGACGAAAATGGATGATACCTTTGATTGGCAAACTGTGCAATTCACGGAGGCCATTGATGTTTTGAGTGACAAGGTAAATATACCGGTGGAGGTTAGAGGACAAGTTCTAACTGCTATGCAAGAAACAGCATTCTATGTCACTGGAATGACCCGCGCCGATGCAATCAGTGAAGTGCATGATAGTCTAAACAACATCATAGCCAATGGCGGCACGATTACGGACTTCAAAAGGGACTTCAAGGCAATCGCAGAGAAGACTGGTTTTACTCCAAAGGAGGGAGTGGCAAGGCGAGCGGAGGTGGTATTTGAAACGAATATTCATACTGCACTCAATGCCGGGTCGATGCAACGTATGAGGGAAACAGCTACCACCCGGCCGTATGCTAGTTTGATGACGGCGGGTGGGGCCAGGACATGTGGTAATTGTGCAATGATGGGGGGCGTGACGATGACCATTCAGCAATGGGATACCCGCGGCGGACCTCCTTTTCACCATCGTTGCCGCTGTGAATTAAGGAGCTTCTCTGTCACGCAAATGGAGAAGTACGGATTAAAGGAATTTAACCCTGACACTGACACAATGACCTATCGTGGTAAGAATGGTGAGACTAGGCAAGTGAGTATGAAAGACACGTATCAATACGTTAATCCTCATACTGGTAAGACCGAGACCATCCCAGTGGGTATCTCACCCGGTTTCAATTATGCGAAGGGATTAGGTGGAACGCAACCCGTGAATGATGCCGTGCAAGCCAAAGTGAGTACATTGCCAGCGACTTTACAAACGATGGTCAAGACCGACTTTGCAAACGGTGGGCAATAAAAAACCGGCGGGTGATTTAACCCGCCGGTTTAAGTTAAGCATCCTTACTTGAAAGGAGTGGTTTACGTCGCCGCTCCTTTGGCCTAACCCACACCCGGGCCATTTGACTCTTAGTCTTCTTAATGGCAGGCATGGCTTCTATCTTCCTAATCCAACCTCTGTCACTTAAAATCCGTGCCAAAAGATGTTTATCCGGTCTCCTAGTTGATAGGTCATTGGGATAAAACCTTTCTAGGAATGATTGAGTGACAATCTCTTCTGGTGACTCAGTAGAGAGGTATTCATTGAGAGTCTTTTCTATCTCATTACGCCGAGGGTTAATCCATTTTGGATTAGGTTGGTTACTCCACACCCATCCTCCAGGTGAGTTATATTTGCAATAACCTCGGTCCTTGAGGACGTGTGATAGCAGGTGTTTATCACCCCGCGGTGGATTAGGGCCCAGCACGTCCTCACTGGTAAAGAGGTCAGCGGACGGGTTAATGGTAAGGTATTTTAGAAACTGAGTTTCTATATGTCTCGTCCTGATTTCGTTACTCATTTGGCATCCTCTGTAGATAGGCATTTAAAGTAACTCGCGCAATACCTGACAGCTTTTGCATTTCAGATATGTTGCCGTTGCAAACACGATGCAATGCGGTAATGTATTGCATCATCAATTGATTCTGGAATTGTTCCATCACGGTGGCTTTGTTCGGAATAGAGTTAAATCTTAGAACAAAACCAGTGTCAGTCGCCTCCTTATCCACCTCCACCGTCTCGGCTGGCGTAACATCCATATCGTCACTGCCATTCAGCATGTCTTTTACTAGCTTGACACTCACCTCACCCTCCTCCTTAAAAATCGCAATCCGTTGGCAAACTTGTTTCAACTCACGGACGTTGCCAGGCCAATTTAGACCGGTCAAGTAGTCCACCGCCTTTTCGCTGAATTGCACTCCCGTTAGGAACGTCTTTAGGAGTAACGGAATATCCTCTCTTCTCGTGCGCAACGAAGGCACTTCAATGGTGAATCCATTGAGTCTATAGTAAAGGTCTTCCCTGAATTTACGTTCCCTGACTAGTTGCTTTAGTGAGTGGTGAGTCGCGCAAATAACACGCGCACTGGTATGCTGTGCCTTAGTATCGCCCACTTTGACGTAAGTACCGTTTTCAAGTACCCTTAGCAACTGGGCCTGGCATTGCATTGGCATGTCACCCACCTCGTCCAAAAATAGGGTGCCGCCATTGGCCTCCTCAAATAACCCAATCTTATTTCTGTCTGCCCCCGTGAAGGCGCCCTTGACATGACCAAAGAGTTCTGAATTAAGAAGCTCCGCCGTGAAGCCGGCGCAGTTTATTTTCACAAACTCACCTTGACGGCCTGACAGGCTATGCAGGTCGGTTGCAACTAATTCTTTACCTACCCCCGTTTCCCCATGAATGTACACTGGGATTGCATGGGGGGCGAGCTTCGCAATGACCTTTTTTAAGTCGTTAATGGGCTTGGATTCGCCAATGATGCAACTGGTGATTTTTAATCCCAAAGCACGCTTGAGGTCGTCCACCGTGAATGGATTGACCAGCGGGGTGAGGTTTTGTTGACGGTGGTAGTTTGCCTTTTCTGATGTGCAAATGATTATCCCCTCCGTCGGCGCGAAGCTCTCGTCAACTATCTGTATATCCGCCTCCCCAGTAAACTCGTCAAATTGACGGAAGGAGGTGATGGCCATCGTGTGGTATCCCAACGATTTGGCAGCTTTTTCTAATGATACCGCTAAATCCTGCGAAGGTGTTGCTATTAATATTGTCTGCTTTTTCATGTGATTAATACCGCTGTTTGCTTACTCCCTATAATATAGTATTATTTTTCTATTTTTCAATACACTTTAATAAAAAAAATTTTCGTATATCCACTTTATCGCCGCGGTGGTAAAAAAATACCCATACCGCGGGGGGCGGTAGGGGGTATTTTCACAGTGAAAATAGTCTTATGCAAATTAATGAAATAAAAAACCGCCAGTGAGTGATAAAACTCACTGGCGGTTTTTTAGTTGGCCTTGATTTTTAAGGAATCTAAAACCAATATACCCATTCCAGAAAGAATTAACATGAAACCACCGAAGGCAAAACCGAGAGTCTTTATCTCCTCATAAAAATGAGGAGGCATCGGTATCATTGATATATATGCTAGGGTAAATAATAAAAGCCCACCTACAAGGTGTGGCATGGCCTTGCAAGCCACTTTCAATTCTTCAATCGTTTTCAATTGCATCTTTAATCCTCCATTTATTAAGTGGGCGGCGAGACAGTTCGCCACCTACTTAAATAGTAACGTCAAGTTTATCAAAAGTCAATACCCTTTCAAAATTTTTTACACTCCTCCCCTTTCTATCCACCGACCCAATAACCAGAGTAAATCAGATAGCCTATTTAGGTATTGAATAACCAGTGGACTGACATACTCACCAGTGTCTTTTAACGCAACCGCGGTACGTTCCACCCGACGGCATACCGTCCTAGCTACCTCCAAAAAAGCTACGTCCACTCGGTCGCCAGGTATCGCCCAATCGTACTCACCTTTATTCAACTGGTATCTACTCCGTAGGTTTTCTAAACTGGGGAGTAATTGGTTTTCAGTCAAGAGAGCGTGAATCTTGCATTTGCTATCGGGCGACGCTAGGGAGGAGCCGATGTTAAATAGCTGGCTTTGCAGTGTCTTTAAAAGAGTAAAGACCTCACTCTTAGATTTGTTGAATGCCCTTGCCACTCCTAAGTTTGCAACCAGTTCGTCTATCTCACCAGTCACCTGTATTCTTAGGTCGGCCTTTGATACACGACCGGGCCCTATAAGTCCTGTTTGCCCATTGTCACCATCACGGGTTGTTATACTCATACTCGCCTCTAATAAAAGAACCTTGAAATTGATAAATATGTAGTCCAAACCATCAATCATCAATCTAACCAACCCCGCTAGTTTATAAGACTAGCGGGGTTTTTTATTGGGATTAGCTAATCACACCACATACGCCGTTGTCACAATTATCGGTGCCAGCATCGCGGTCAAAGCCTTGACTAGCACTAAACCGTTCCCAATCAATGGGCTTGAGTTTAGTTGAGTAGGCATTAAACACCGCTTCGCTGACCGGGGTCTGTGGCAAGTATAATCCGGGGGTGACATTCTTTAGGTCAAACCGCGGCATAAACGCCGTCCCTACATACGAATCCCAATTCTTGTGTAACCAGTCGGCTATTGAAGGTATCTCGTCAGGGAGGTACGTTATTGTGCAACTGGCATTCGTGTCGCACCAATTGTCCATCATCCGCCGATAGTTTTCTAACTGGTCAAGGGCACCGTGTCTCTCCACCTCCACCCCGTCGCTATCCATTCGCCACTTGAAGTTTGGATTATCCCATTTGATAGGGAAGTTGATTAGCACGTTGCCGGGTGTCAAGGGATTGGGCTTGACCTCGTAGCCGTGCGATTCTAAGAGAGAGACCACAGGGTCGTCGCTGTTAAAATTCTGGTAGTTAAAGATGTGCTTCGCCAGTGGGTGATGTAATCCCTCACTCACCCCCGCGGCTTTGCCAGCTGTGCCATCGGGCTTGACCGTGGTGACGTAATAGGGGAGAGGTAGGCCCAACTCTCTGGCCATTGAGTGCGCACCGTGAGTCGCCGCCGCCCGAAGTCGCCGCCATTGTGCCTGCGTAAGTCCACTCTCGGCCACGCCCATGACGCCCAGACCTACCAGACGGAAGTGTTGATTGTTGCGGTGCCAACGTTCACTTAATACACCGTCTTTTAGGTCAACGCACGTTTGTACATACGCCGCCCGTGCTAAATAGTATGCAGTGTCAAATAACTCAGTCAGGTTATGCCATGCCGACTGGGCGACATTTAAGACCACTTGGTTGCATAACCCACCATTGACCAATGGCTGTTCACCGCACGGGTTTATCACGATAGCGTCTTCAAAACGAGACCGTAACGCTTCAGTATTGCAGATACCTGGATCACCACTGTCTCCATTTTCTAGGATTGTTTGCATAAGCTCATGGAGTGTGGAT